CACCCTGTTCAGGGTGAGCCGAAGCCGGAATAGTATGAACAAATCCTAGTGGTGCTTGTTGTGTATCGCTCCATGAATATGGAGCAATACCCATCGCAGTCCCTGGTCCACCTGACATAATGCCCTCCTAATTCCCTTAGCCTATGGGATACCGCCACCAGTTACAACACCGTTACAACGAAGTTGATTCGTATTCATACCCATCATCAAAACAATCTCGTAGCGAAATACGTCTTGTTCAGGGATACGGAACGGTCCTCTCACGGCAAAGTTACCCTTAGTCTCACGATTTGCATCATGACCAAGAGTGTATGCATACCATGCAGCAGTCTTCATCATATAAATACAACCGTTAGCTGCTGTTGTACCCGCAAAAGCAGCGGCACTCGTGTCAAGGGAATCTTCCAGGTAGAAGTCTGCGTCAAGAAACTTGATACCTTGACGGATATTTGCGGGAGCCTTGTCGCCCTCAACCTTGATGACACGAACTTGATCGTCCAAGTCTTCAATATAGTTAAGATAAGACGCTTCGTCCCCCAGCAACAAGTCCACTGGGCCCATTGTTTTACCCTGCCGTGACGCAGCGTAGTACACCTGGCGCATCGTTGAGCGACCATTTGTAGCAAAGGACGTAATGTCACCGTACTGGTTAACCCAGCCACTTGTCGCAGGCTTGGGTAGCCCGAAGACGGTGTTAACCTGGGCCGCAGGAGCCGCAAATTCTAGCGCACCTGCACGAGCAGCACCGTTCGGATTATAGGTGGTGGCACCGTTTAGGGTGAGAAAACCACCTACATCTAATCCATCGCCCACAGCCACCTGACGTGCGATCCGTTCGTGGAAGTCGCCAAGAGCAAGCTCTGGGTAGTGCTGGATAATCCGTGCCAGATCCATAGCCCCATTAGCTTCAGCGAGATCTTTACCGGGAACGTCGAATGCATAAATCAAACGAGGAGCGAATGTATCGCCTCGTACCGCATTCTGGTTACGTCCACCAGCGATAACCTCGGACCCTGTTAGGATCTGAGTTACTGTACCAGGACCATCGGTCACAACAGCAAACTCACGGTAAGGACCCGTGGCTACTCCGCGATCGAGGTTTCCTTTAAGTACAACTTTTTCAAGAATCGGGTGCCATTTTACAAACAACTCCGAATAACCAGGCATTAACTCCTGTAGAGCAGATGCAAGTACGTCAGGGCTAATAGCCATTGTGTCTACCTCCTACCACCGGAGTGGCGTTTCAAAGCATTTTTTGCGGCATATTGCCGCATATCATCAAGTGACCTCACTTGATTTGATTCATCTCGCTGTAAATGTGGGGCTGAAGGAGCCGAAGTTGCCCCTGAGGTTATCTTCGCCGCTGGACGAGGCTTAGGCCGAACAGCCTTAGCCGGTGCTCTCTGGGCAAGTTGCACCGCATACTTCGGAGGAACCCCTTCCTTCAAAGCGTTGCTTGCTACAGCTAGCGCCTTCTCATCAAGGTCCATAAGCCCAGGAACAAAGTCAATCTCCCAGCCTGCCCCCAGCAAACTCTCCAACTTGGCGACAGCTTCTGGAGTCTTGAACATCTCCCCATAGGTGCGCTCAAACCAGTCAGCGTAGCGGCTAGCTTCTACCTCAATTGCCTTGTTAATATCCTCTTTATACCGGGAAAAGTCTGCCTCAGCTTGTTGTGACGATGCGGTCAACGCATCAAACTTATCCTGAAGCTCTTTGTTCGTCCCTTGAAGCTCTCCAAATCTAGGATCGTCATGCCCATCTAGCAGAGCGTTGTAAATATCCTTGATCCGATTGGCTTCAGAAAGCCCTTCCGATACACGTTGGTCAACCCAAGTTGACCTCTGGTCGTAAACCCTCTGTGCCCACGGTTGAACCGGCTCTGGGAGAGTCGATACCTCTCCATCCCAAGCATCCCAACCGAAATCATCATGAGAGGGAAAACTAGGAGCTTCAGCTTTAACTGCGGGTGCATCTGCTTCTCCAGTGGGAGTAGGGGAAGAAGGGGCCTCACTTGAAGCATCAATAGGAGATTCAGTAACGACTGCTGGAGCAGGCGCTTCAGCTACAGGTGCTGCCCCCCCCTCCGAAGTTTCATCCATCTTGGCCTCCTCGATGTTTCCCTAGTGCCTTCTTTGAAGCATCAATTCGTAAAGCCACAATATCTAGCCCCGATTTCGGTTGTGCTGGGAACATACGTGGCATCACAGGTAAAACTTCCGGGGCTGGGGCTGGTATGTCTTTATTCTCATCAGCTTGTTCACCTTCTGGCTTCGATAACTCAAATCCATGTGACGCCAGTGTTTGTAGCAGTTCCGTTCCATTTACTGCCTCTGAGGCAACGTGGTCCGCCATCTCTTCCACTGTATAGGATTCCTTGTTTTCATCACACGGCATGAATGAAAGCTCCGATACTCGTTTACTAAAAAATAAGCGAAACGTCAAGAAGTACGTTCAAGTTTATTCTAGGGGTTTTTCTTCGCTTCCGCTTTAAGGTGCTCTGAATCTCGATAACCCTTCCTCTTCGCCGCAAGCTCAACCTTCTCTCTTGCACGGTCTTTGTGCTTACGCCATGACTGGCTTGAGGCGCTTAAGATCTCCACGTCAGGGTTAGCTCGTTGGTAATTATTCCAATCCTTAGAGCTTGTAAAGGTACGACCAATCTGATCAACCACTAGGGGCTTAGAGAAAGTTGGACCAATTGTCCTTACTGGGCTCATCACCCGGACTACAGATTCGTTGCACTTAGAGCAACGCATGTCATCAACATCAGCTAATAATGCAAACACATCCTCGAAATAACCGCACCCGTTGGTGCATTTTACGTCGTAGATAGGCACTACCTGGGTGTTCCAAGAAGACGCTCTGCCAGCTTGTATAGCTCTTGACTCCGGTCTGGCCCCATCGCTATGATCTCTTCTTCTCTCCGGTCGTCCCGAACATCCCGCAACGCCCCCGGAATTAAGTTTCCGGCCTTGTCAAATTTGTCCCCTTCCTTCTCAGCGAAAGTTCCAGGCCTCGGGTGTCCCTCCGGTTGTAGCCCTTCAATCTGCTCACTGAGAGAAACTTCTTCGGTAGGAGGCGCGTCGGCTGGGGTCTCAACTTCAATAGCTTCTGCCACTTCAGTAATCTTTTCCCCTCCCCCTTCGAGCTTGTCTAAGCTTGCCCGAATCGCTTCCCAGATAGGGCCATCTTTCCAAACAGTCCCTTTGCCTGTAGGCCCATCAGTAATCTCAATAGACCCATCTTCATGAACTGCGTAAGAGTAAGGATCTCCACCAGGATTCCTATATGTTTTTCTCTCCCCCGAAGGTCCCTCACTGTGTAATTCCCCGGTCAACTTGCCTAGGTCATCCTCAAAGTCTTTCCCCTTATGGGTCTTGGATTCAGAGCCCTTGTGGGCCTCATAGTCCTCATCTCCAGTACGAGCTTTCGACTCATCCTTTTTGTGGCCCGTGTAGTCTTCTTCACCGGGGCGAGTTTTCGACTCAGCATCTTTTATCGCTTTCTCCGATGCGTCTTTTCTACCTTTAGCGAAGTCGTGAATCCTAGCCATAATATCTCCTTATTGCTCTAACATACCTTGTACCACAGGAGGCATCTGAGGCGCAGGCATCCCTGGACCTCCTGCTGGTAATGGTGGGGTTACAGGTTCTTCTGCCCCAGGGGGTAACCCACCTGTAGCCAGTGTATCTTGCGGAGCGCCTGCCATTGGCATCTCACCAGGCATTCCTGCCGGGACCATTGGTTGTGGGGTTCCTTCTTGTAGAATATCCGTCAATTGAAGTAGCTCCAACAACTTGATTACAAGTTTCTCTTTATCCACTTGAGGCGACTCAAGCAACAATGGAAGATATTGTTGCATTTTTTGAAGCTGAAGTAAAGAGTGGTTCTCTGTGGGGGAGTAAGGCACTGCTGCATAATCATACTCCATTGGTCCCTCAGTGGGGTTCCTCTCCTCCCGTGCTTGAAGAAGCTCGCGGGTTACCTCTAAGACTTCCCTACTGTCAGTTAATCGTAACGGTAGGATCGTATCTTCAGGAAGAAACTCTTCATACAACCCGATGATATTGTTCCCGAGTTGGGCTACAAGATCTTCTACTGACTTAATCCTGCGTCCATTACGAGTACGTGTCGCTGTATCAGCCAAGGCTACTTCCGTAGCTACATCTGCAACACCAACCACCCCCCGACTGTATTGAGGGATGCCCAAAATAAACTCGATCACTTGGGTGCAGCGATCTCTCATGCGATTAAAGGACGGTTGAAACTGGGGTGTAGGAGTCTGCCCAATCAAGTCTCGGAGAGGAGCATTGGCTTTTCCCATAACAGACACCATCGATCCAGGTTCTGCTGCATCCCTTAGCGCAGTGGTGATCGCCTCTGGGTTGTCCACGAGCCCAGTGTTCACCAACAAGACTGGCGTAGAGGAGTGGGCGTGCCATAACTCTAGCGTATCAATCTCGTTTAATCTCTCTTGGATTGAGGCAATAAGTTTTACATCAGACATTCCGCCCAAGTCTGACATGTTGTCATTAAACTGCAACATCGTGAATGGATTGCGGACCCAACGGTAGGGAAGCTCCCCCTCGAACAAAGGCTCTTCGATGCCGTCTAACACATGGTAGTACCTGCCTTCACCAGAGAAATCGTACACTTCGTAGACAGTTACCCAGTCATACACCCCAATGCTTGCCGCATTCACCGATGATTTATTCCGGGCGCTATCCTGAAGCCATGAGGGGTAACCCCCAAAAGCTGCCTTCTCTGCGACTTTAGGTCGATACATAGCACCACGACCCTTTTTCTGCTTCATCCGTTCTTTGAACTCGGCTTTAGTAAGCACAGTAGCTTCGACGAGGTAACGGATGTCGTCCCATTTTGGGGCTGACATGTCGAAGAAAATGAAACGCGGATCGACAACAAAAAAGTCTACGCTCTCCTTATTGAAGTTCCACACTGTCTTCAAGAAACCACGCCCACAAATTGCTGTATGTGTCGCTGTCTTCCAAAGCATTTTATGGGTATCGTTCCGACTAAGTGTGTCATTGATGACCGCTTCTCGAAACTTAGCTACTTCTCGCAACTCTTCTCGCTTAGCCAACACAGTCACTTGTGGATTTGTTGGGCAAACATTTGCGATCATTGTATCGACATACGCATAGGGGTAGTTTGTCTCGAAGTTTATCTCTTCTTCCCCAAGGATCTCCCCTGCGCCTTGAGGTAAGTCTGTTGACCCACGCCAATATTCAGACAGGTACCAACTACGCCATCGGTCCCAAGCTCCCCGCTCGATCCGAGTTTTACTTTTGTGTGTGTCAATTATCCCACGGACTTGTGTATGCGTTAGCGCCATTACTTTTCTCCCTCGCTCTCACGATCTTGTAATACTTTAGCGCCTGCTGCGCCTGCTGCGCCTGCGCTTAATACGGCTGCAAACTTGTCATAAGGGAGCAGCGCCCTACCTTTAACCTCATCTGTTAACCAGACAACAGGGAACTCCTCTAAAGTGCCCCAGAAGCGGGGGTTTAACTCATCACCAGTAGGGACAGGCCCAGCCCTTTCCCTAGGGATTCTTATTGTAGTCTCCTCTATCGCGACTTTAGAGACACCTTTGGGTGCTGCTATCTTCGCTGCCACACTGGGGACGACTGTGTCATAGTAATACGCTCCCTCAGGCTTCATCCCCACATGTTCTATGGCGTCTTTGCCTCGTACAAACGCAACTCCGTCATAGTTTTCTTCTGCTGCTTTACGCATGATCCTCTTTATCGCAAGTCCTGTCCACTCTTTCGTCCCTTTGAGCACACCCTTGGGGACAGGCCCGTTATTCGCTGCATCAAGTCGCTCCTTTGCTTTTTCAAGCTTTTCTCCGAGGATCTTGCGATCCTTGCGGTATGTTTGCGTTGAATCTAGCAGCATCCGCTGCTCAGCCGTCATCCTGCTCTTAAGTAGATTCATTTCGAGGCGCTTGGCTACGGTTGCATCAATCGCATCCCGTAGCTCCCCAATATACCCTTCTAAGTTCCTTCGGATAGCCTCGTTCTCTTCGGGGGAATAGCCGCGTAGCCTCCCCTCCTGGTGCCAGTCGGACTGAATCTCATCCACAAACAAAATCCTGCGTCCCTGCGTGTCGAATCGATCTGTATGACGGAAGTGGACTACAGGGTTCTTGACATCCGGCCAATGATCAGACCGATACGGATTATCCGCTAGGTCTTTATCCCAAATACTAAGGGTTGTCTCACCATAGTTATCCCCCCCCGGAAGACGCCAGGATTCCCATTGAGTAGGTATCGTTTCTGATAACTGCTTCTCATCCCAGTAGCGCCCATTTACGTCTAGGTACTCCTGCCAAACGGGCGAGGATGTAATGTCATCTATCGCTTCAGCCTGCGATAAAATCTTCTCTTTATACTTGCTCCAAGGCTCAGCGGCGCCGGGTGACTTTCCCGGCGTAGGAGCAGGCCCTTGCGTATAATGCGCTATAACATACTCCAGAGCCTGCTTGTCCTCCAGCAACTGTTGTCTTGAGGCCAAGAAGTACCTAGACGGGGATCGTACTCCACGTACCTCCGAGTCGTAGATTTGCTGGCCGAGGCTCTCAACGTCGTCTATATCGGGTGTCACACCCTTTTTTCTAAGCCTGTAAGCAGCAATAGCGTCAGCCTTTTCGAGTGGGTCAAGGTTCGGGTTACGAAGCAGGATTTGTAAAGGTCGTATCTCTTCCTTAGCCTTAACGATGCCCTCAAGAGCCCTATCCATCCGACCCGTCACTTCAATCGCATCCTCTAGGAGCTTCCCCCCTTGAACATAGTTCACTTGTCCACTTGGAGACCCCCTAACCAAATGAAACAAATCATTTTGTGCTGTTCTCAAAGCGTCCGCAGGGTTACTGCTTTGGTAGAGATGCGCGGGGTGCCATGGCTTAGTTCCAAACCCTACCAACTGGGTTCTAACTGGGCCATCCTCGAAGTCCATCCAGTGACGGAAACCTTTCGGCCAGATAGTGCTTATCTTCCCAGGCGTATGCATAATCTGATTCCAATCGATTTCTTGAGACCCACCCCCTGCTGACTGCACGAAGTAAGGATCTTGCCAGTCCTCCGCGTCACGCATCATACGCTCACCGAGCGTATGCAGAGCAGGACCAGCGGCTTGATCTCGCTCTTGTCCAAGGGCAAGAAGCTCGGGGGTCGGAGGCTTTGTCCCTCTTGCAACCTCTTCAAATTCAAGTGGATTGTCCTCGATGTGGTCAAGTATCTCCTCCCTTGAAACACTCTTCTGACCACGTTCATCCATATTCTTGACGAAGCTGTCTAGCTGAGTAGCGTTCATCTCGGCCTTCTTCACGCCTTTGCCCGCAAGGTATTTGGCTACGTCCCTTGTCGCGACTTTCGCGGGCATCCCTCGAACAACGTCAGCGAGCTTTGACCTAAGCAGTGGGCCTGTCCCTGTGGTAAGGAGACCTAGCCCTGCCATGTCGAGACCCAACATCCCCGTACCAGCGGCACCTTGGGCGGCTCCGATAGCTACTTTTTTAGGTGAACCTTCTTTTACACCCGATACAAGCTTCTTCCCTCCCTCATAGGCAAACTCGGCGCTACCTACAGGAGAAGCATTGATGAGGAAAGCTCTCTGTGCGGCTGCTTTGCGTGCTGCGGATTGCATCCCGGTAGCCCCAACTTCCCTAAGCAGTCGCTCTTGGGACATAATTGAGGGGCGCGTATCCTCCTGTGGGGCTGCTGCAAGCTCTTGCTCAACCTGCTGTCCGATCGGACGCTCCGGTAAAGGGACCTTGGTCCCGCTTGCTCGCGCAGTCATCTTGGCCAGCGTATCGGTGCTTTCAAACTCTTTGCCTGCCTGCTGACTCCCAGCCAAAGCTCTTATCGCAGCGATTCTTCGTGCCTCTGCCATTGGGTTAGCCATTATCGCTCCCGTTTCCAAGCGCCTTTAGCGAAGGCATCGGCTTCTTCGGCTGAATTAAAAGTAAATACTTCGTCCCTCTTCCTAGCCTCATCCAATGCTTCTCGCCCAGGTATCTCCATCCAGTCCACTGGGTCTGACCCGTACTTCTTCGTGTCCTTAGGGAAGAGAGTTGGGTACACGAGATACTTCCCATCTGCCTCTCCCGAGGCGAACTTAACAGTAGACTCCGTGCCATCCGGGTTAATCCGAGCGGTAGACCGGAGTTGTCGGGCACGTTGGCTAGGGTCGGGTAGGGCCTTTTTGGCCACCTGCTCCCTAAGGAACCTAAACTCGTTAATTTCAGGGTCCATTTTAGTGCTTCCTCCTGTACCGGGCCCGCTTCCGGTTCTTCGTTTGGCCTTTGCGTTGAGCCTCCTCCTTTCGGTACTTCTCAACCCGGTCCCAACTCATATCTCGGAACAAGACAATGTTTTCTGTTTTACCATCTTCGCCCCCGTCCTTCAAACGACGTGGGGCCCGACGCGCTGCTGTCACTGCCATTTGCAGTGCGCTTATTTTATCCCAGTGATGCCTGTCACGCCTGCGCTTACCGGGGCCTTTCCCATATAAGATCTCGTTGGAAGCCCCCCGCTCTACTCGCTTGTCATGCTTGTAGCTCGTAAGCTGATCTACGGTATCTGCGTCATGGAGTACCAGTTCGTCTTTTAACGCCTCCTGCAACCATGAGAGCATTTGGTCTACTGACTTCGAGGTAGCTGTGATCCCCGGTCGGTAAGCCTTCTCATAGTAAACATTCTTGCATTCCATCTCCTCCAACAAGGCCAGAACTGCAGCCCCTACCCCATTTGACTCAACCGCAACAGTCGCGTCATGGTACCGATGGGCTATCTGTAAGATCTTTCGGGTAAAAGGTAGGGGCTCTGTGTGGTCTGCGAAACAAGCTACTTGCGTCCACTCCCCATCGTAAACTTTGAGCACCTGAAATGCAGCGTGGTCCCTAGCAGCATAACCAGCAGGGTCAACTCCAATGACATAGACGGCTCCTGGTTCTGGTTCTTCGTATTCCTGGTACGGACCTACCCACTCTTGAAGCTTCTGCTCTCGATGCCGACGCAAAAGACTCGGGTGAATTACCGCACTGCTCACCGCAACCCAACAGGTCACGTCATCGAACGGATAGTAGACTCCGAACAAGTCGGGGTTACGACGTATCTCTGGGTCAATATCTAACATCAAACGCCGGAAAGCTAGGTTCTCCCTCTTTAACCCTAAGTGCCCATAACGGTCTAATAGCCGAAGCTCCTCTAAATCCAATGCTGCACCTTCGGGCCATGGACGTGAGTTCAACTTAGAATCCCAATAAGGGAAGAAAGCATACACATGACGACTCAACCCCTGCTTTGCGTCCCGACATTGGTCGTGCCACCACTCAGCAGAAGGTGCGTCCAAAGGAGCGGGGGTCGATTCGAGCACCATCAGAGCGTGGTCCCGGTTAATCATCGATGGGTAGATCAACGTAAACTGCTCTGCAGCGTTCGCCCAGTAGGGAAGCTCGGAACCGTGGAACGAATCAGGTGACTGACCAATACCAACTGCGCCCGATTCTCCTGAGAGAACCCTCATTTTTCCCCCAGCTAGCTCGTTAAAAGTAAGCTGGCGTGCCTCGCGGTTAGGAATTGTGGGAGAACGGATAGACTCGGGCCAACGTGCATGACAAAAGTGAACCCGTTGGTGAAGGTAGGCAGCACGGGCCTTGGTATCTGCAATACAAACATGGTCCCAACCAGGAGTATAAGCGGTCTTCACGTAAGCACAAAGCTCAGCCGTTAATGACTTTCCCCCCTGCCGAGCCCCGAGAAGCGTGAGCCACTTCGTTTGGCCATGGGCTGTAATCGGTGGGTCAGAGAAGTAAGACAAGAGAGTAGACTGTAGCGTAAACGTAAGCTTGAACGGGTCAAATTGAACCTCACGTCCCGACGCTTGGTCATGCACCTTCCCATAAGCCCGAAGGCTAAGGGCTGGGTCTGCTAAGGCAGCGAGCGCCTCATCTATGCTTTTCTCAGTCGTCATTGATTACGATCTTCTCCGGTGCTGCGGGTATTGCATCCACAACTGTGTATGCTGCCTCCAGCTTAGGGGCCTCACGACGAACCGAGACCAAGGCTGTAATCACGTCGCTATAAGCAGCTTCAGGAGTACCCAAGGCTGTGTTCTCTGTAGCGATGGCTGTAAAGATTAACTCGGTCCAATGACGCGCTTCCCTAGAAATGGCTGGGGTTAGGTTCCCCTCCACTAGCTCCGAGAGCATCAATTGAGACAAAGTGATCACGCTCTTGTAATCTGTTACCGGATTAGCCTTGATAATCTTAGCAACCTCCTTGCGCTTGTCCTCAGGGACTAAAGTTAACCAACTCCGAAAGTCGGCTCCCTCACTCGCAGGCTGCGATCTCGTGTATTTAACTGGAGTCTTTTTCTTACTCGCCATTACCCCTCCCCAAAATGTGGTGCGCCGACTAGCCCCATTGTAAGGCCTTTGCGGAGTTTATTCTTACGTGGTCTAAACGCTCCTCCCTGGAAGAGCTTCCAAAACAAAGGAGATTCCGTCAATACGCGGAGTTCAGTTTTATTCATATACTGGGGGGCGACGATTAGTTTATGTCGGAATTTCAAGCGTTTCAGAATCCCCCCGTCTAATTGTGGGGGCCATGGTGTCGTCTCCCAATCGACGTTCACAGCCCATAATTGGAAGCAGGGCTCCTTTGCTAGGGCCTCCGCCCCAGCCACCATGCTCTGAATCACCCAAGGCTTTGTCTCTCCGGTGACATGAGTAAGCCGAGAGATAGACATCCCGAAACAGTATGCGCGAAGAAGCTGAATATCAGGGTTACACATAACACGAATCGGAATACAGCCCCGCTTGAAACAAGCCAACTCATAGGGATGGGGGGTCGGTAGCTTTCCGAACGCCTCAGCCACCACTGTAGGAAACCGTTTCGGTGCAATCATGGCTGTTGACTCGTAAAACCACTCATGAACCGCAGGGGTACTGTCCAGCCAAGACTTAAAAACCTCGTAATGGTTAGGATTAACCCGGCGGTTATAGCGAGCCCACCGATAAGGGGCCCCCCTACGCTCTTCCCCATACTTTAGGAAGTAGGGTTGCACGGGGCCTTTAGGGTATTCCACAAACTCAGCCGAGCTAAGCGCACGGAGTGCGGTGAAAAAGAGGGGAAACAAAACGTGGGCTCTTGGGGTGGGTATGCGACCAGTTTGGAACTGGTAGTATTCGGGGGGCTTAGGATTCATTCTCAGTCCACTTCTCCACAGTGATGATCTGGGCTAGGTCTTTAGGGCTAACCGGAGCCTCGTCTCTAAGTTTGATCCCAAGCCATGGCCGGTAGGTGGTCGCTGACCCTTTCTTACAGGGTTTGCCTTGGAGGAAAGATCGCTCCCGCATGAGCATCGCGAAAAAACGCGGCTTCATAGGGTACTCATGACTGTCTTCACACCAGTCTATGTAAGCATTGTACAAGTTCTTAGGGTTAATCGAGTTCTCTTTAGCAATTTCACAGCGGTCATCGAAGAATGGCTTAAGTGGGTCAAGCTCCTCTCGGTATTCTTGGGTAGCCAAGGTCACCGAGTCAGGGGAATTAAGTCCGTTCCGCTGCCAATCCAAACATCCAGCCACCAGACGGTTCAAAATCCCTGGCAACTCCCCTCTAAGTTTTGTATCAAGCTCCTTATCCTGTTTGGCCTCCTCAATCTTCTCCTCAAAAGGGACTAGGAGAACCCGACGCCAAATCCCCTCGTCATTTCCCTTGATGATGGGCTTATGGTTCGCCGCTAACCACAATTTGTGGGTAGGGAGGAACTCAAAGAAGTCTTGTTTCATGTAACGGGCTTTGATCGGGTCGCCTCCCGTCATCTGCTTAATGGATGCTTCTGCTAGTGAACGTCCGCGATCGATCTCGGCACTAACAACCATACGAGCCCCTAATAAATCGGCTACCTCAGTAGGATGCCGACCACTCTTAGACGCAACCAGAAGCTCTGGCGCAGCCTGCTTCGCATAACTACCCATCAGGTGCTGGATAGTATTCAAGAAGGTCGATTTCCCGTTGGCCCCTGTGCCGTAACAGAACAAAAGCTTCTGTTCTCGAACTGATCCCGTTAAGCTATAACCTAGGTAACGGTAGATGAATGAGATGAGGTCTAACCGACCCCCTAATATCTCATGGAGGAAATTATCCCAGATTGGAGACTCGGCATTTGGGTTGTATTCTACAGGACAACTCTTTGAGATGAGATCTTTCCGATCAAAGGGAAGAAGTTGACCTGTCTTTAGGTCAATCGTCCCATTTGATACGTTGAGCTTCCAAGGGTCTTTGTCGAAGTTGTTAACAGAGACCGACATCCCCTCTTCACTCGAAGCTAATCCCACCATTGAGTGAAGAGAACCTGCTGATTCAGACTTAACCCCATGCTTAAAAAGCTTCTCGGCACGCCCAGAGTCGTTTTCAGCGGCTGCTTCCATGAAAATGTCTGCAACAGCCTCTTCCGCAAGGCGCATTATGCGTCCTGTCTCGTCCAACTCCCAACGCTTGCCTGTATAGCTCGCCCACTTCTTGCGGCTAGGAACAAACTTTACCTCGTGACCAAACTTTTGGACAAGCCGTTTCGCGTTTCCTAGGTCGGTGAGCCCAGGGGAAGCTCCCGAAGAGCCCGTAATCTGGGCTGGGGTCCCGTCATTATTGTTGCTATTGCCTCGAAATCGACCGAACTTATCCTGAAAGGCTCGCCACCCCTTCCGTCCAGACCCCACACAGTCTTGATGCTGACATCCAGCGTACACCTCCCCGCTGTGCGTCTGGACGATGTAAGCACTGTTATCTGTGTGAGACTCTTCAAACGGACAAATGGGTAATACCCATTTTCGCCCCTTATCCCCCCAAGGAATTGACTCACCGCTTGCCGGTAAGTGAGCAGTAATCCAGAGGTCAAGGCGACGAGCCTTCGCAGAATTTAATGCACCCCTGTTCTCAGGAGCACGTTTCGCAAACTGTTCAACTAGCTTCTTCGGACACCGCTTGAACTCCTCGGGTACATTTAAGAGCCGAGCTAAACGGTGGGGTCTGTCTTCAATGCTGCTTCCCTTTCGTACAGCGGTGCCATAAAGCTTCCAGATCCTTGCCGGATTGTACACCTTCTGGTCGATGGTGACCCCTTCTTCATCGAAGAATAGACTCAGCGCAGCGTAGAACCGGCGCAAGATTGAGTCGTTTGGCTTCATGTTGATTTTGTAAATGAGATGAGCCCCGTTTCCCGAGTCACCAACGATGGGTTTAGGCCAACCCTCTGCCTCAAGAGCACGGTAGATTGTCCGCACTACACCAAAAGCTTTGCGCTTCTCGTCTTGGCTAGCCCCTACATTTGACGGGCGGACAGGATCGATGTCGATGAGGAGATAGGTGTGCTCAATCACATCGGCGTCACTGGTTGCCTGGAGCCCTCGTGTCACCTTGTTGGGGCTGCGAGCAAAGAGAGCTTCATTGATTTTATTGGGGGTGACGTAAACGCCAATGGCCCCATCATCACTACATTCTGCGGCTGTTGTTGCCAATAGCTCTAAATCGTTGAAATAACCCGAGCTAACGCGGGCCTTCCCACCGTATGAGCTTGGGAATAGGGCGCGTAGCTCAACAATCTGGCCTTCCGCGAAGAGCGCACGAAGGGTAGCCAGGATTTCCTGGGGATTAGCTGC